TAGTGGACTTTACTGGTGACGGCTGACTGTGTTTTTCCTAGCATATAGGAGAGTTCAAAAATATCCATCTCGCCGTAATGCGTCTTTAGGTCTTTGACTTGCTTATCAGTCCATCTATTAGTTTTTTCCATACATCTATTATAACAAAAGTGAGAGCATAAGTCAAGAACTATTTTCAGCAACCCTTCATATTATTGTTGACATCGCTACTTAAAAAGTGTATAATATGTTATATAAAAAATAATTAAGGAGTATATTATGATAGTACGAGGCAGTATGAGACACTCACCAAGTGGGCGTAAAAGAAAAACCAATGCTTACAAGAAAACTAAAGCACCGCATTTTGTAGCGAGAACACCAGTAGAACCAGTAGTAAACTTAGCTAAAGTAGCAAGTAGTAAAACTATCGGCTATAGCAAACCAATAGACAATAGTTGGAAAGTGGAAGAAAGTAAAAACTTTACAGTAGCTCCAGCTTATAACAAGGGCGCTTACCAAGTAATACCTAGAGGAGATGTAGAATGGATTGGCAAATAACCTTTCTAATATTCGTAGCTTGTGCTAGTGGTCATATCTTTTATCAATTAGGTAAAAAGCAAGGCATTAGCAGTACACTAGACTATCTTAAGGCTGATGGGCAAATAGATTTTGACGAGGACTGAAATTTAATTCTTGACAAGGGTGGTAAATTTTGTTATAATAGTAGTATAAATTTTAAATAATTTATGTGATTTTAAGTGGAGTTGTAGGGACTCCCATAACAAAACCCTGCATATGTCTGGCACGAGTAGGAACTTAATTGTTCCGAGGGTTATGAGGTAGGAGCTCCGCTTTCCACCAGCGGACGGGTTTTGCTAGACATAGACTATTAATAGAGACGCCGCAAGGGTCTCACAGCGCGGACCGAAAGGACGCAAACAGGAGAATGAAAATGACTGGATTATCAGCATTAAACTTTAACGACTTCGACAAATTGTTTGTCGGATTTGATCGCTTGAATAAGGAATTAACAAGAAGGAACGAGAGTTCACCTCTTACTAACTATCCAAGATACAACTTAGTAGCTATTGGAGATTTGGGTTACCGAATCGAGATGGCACTGCCAGGTTGGTCAAAAGATGATATCGACATCAAGCAACACAAGAATAAACTTACTATAGAAGGAACAGAAAAGCAAGGCTTAGATTCTGACGAGGAGCGTTACGTCCATAAAGGGCTTAGTGGTAAAACCTTTAGTCGTATCTTCACACTTGGCGATTGGGTAGAAATAGCCGACGCGGGATTCAAAAATGGTATGTTAGTTATAAACCTACAGGTGAATACACCTGATGAAGAAAAGCCTAAGACGATAGCAATAGGCTAGGAGAAACTCTATGCAAAAAGCAAAACGATTCTTTAATCGTTATGCCATATTGCAAGCGATTCAAGAAGTTAAAGCAAAATACTGTCCCAATGGGGACTTGTGCGAGGTTATTATTATGTTTACAATTATGTTTGGAACACTGTATCTAGCGATGCTACCAATACTATGATTGTGACTGACAAAGCCTTAGCAATGTTAGAACAGAGAGTTGCCTCGAGCCAAGCTTGGGGCGCTCGACTTACTGTTTCTAGTGGTGGTTGTGGAGGATATACCTATGAGTTAAGTTACGCCGAGAGTCCTGACTTAACTGATAGAATATATCAAAAGATCTTAGTAATAGACATGCTAAGTGAGGAGTATCTAAAAGATGCAAAATTGGATTGGGTGGTTAACGGACTTAATGAGGAGTTTGAAATCACAAATAATCAAGAGAGTGGACGCTGCGGGTGTGGCGAAAGCTTCTACATATAGGACATTTATGAAAATAGGAACACAAGGCTTAGAGTTAATTAAAACATTCGAAGGCTTAGAATTAAACGCTTATAAGTGCGCTGCAGGCGTATGGACAATAGGCTATGGGCATACTAAAGATGTTCAAGAAGGCATGGTTATATCAGCTTTAAAAGCTAATGAAATGCTACAAAACGAATTAGTAGAGTACGAGGGTTACGTAAATGTATTAGTAACAGTACCACTAAATCAAAATCAATTTGATGCGTTAGTATCTTGGGTATATAACCTAGGCTCAACTAACTTTCAATCATCAACTCTGCTAAAAGTAATAAACGCAGGTGGAGAAATGCTAGGTGTACCAGCTCAAATAATGAGATGGAATAAAGCAAATGGCAGAGTATTAGAAGGACTAACAAGAAGAAGACAGGCGGAAGCCGACTTGTTTAGTGCTAATTAAGTTCGAAGGAAAAGAATACCCAATACCACAAGAAATGTGGGACGCAATGAATCTAGATGCACTTAAGCGTGATATGACTATTGATGAGTATATTGCTGAAGCATTTACTAAACTAAAGGAGCAGAACGATGCAAAATGATACTAATGAGTACATAGTTTACTCTAACTTTATGAAGAATGATAGAGAGGCTGTAGTTATAAAGCACAGACAAAACCACAGTTGGGGAGTTGTACTAAAAGAAAAAGGCAGGTCTAACTTCATACAATACTATCCTACACATGGTGAATCATTCGCAGAGAATGTAGCCGATAACTTTATAGAAGGTCTCAAACAACTGTGAGCGGGTACTGGAGACTCTGGGCAAAGAGCTTAGGAGAGAAAGTAGGAGAAACAGATGCACAGGCAGACAGAGTAGCTATCATACGAACAGTATGGTGGATAACACATATGACTGCTTGTATAATAATAATTTTAAATGCAATAGCTAATCATGGCTGGGGGCTACTAGGTTGGACGTAATAAACGACAAAAGATGGCAAGATAACAGCGATGGCTGGGTAAAGACTATGAACGAAAGTAAAGAGAGAAAAGAAAAGATGGAAAGGCTAGAAGCCTATGAGGTAACGATTACGTTTACCCAAGACAGAGGAGAGGGCGACCCCTTCGATTGGATTCAAGATGCGTTAGACGAGAGTGCTTTCAAAGAAAAAGCAGTAAAGATTCTAGCGACAGATGTCTCACCATTAGATATATGGAGTGACGACAATAAGTGGATGCGTGATGCCTCCCAAAGCTAAGGGAACTTAGAGAAAGGAAACAAAATGGGCAATAATCAAGACCAGTTTAGTGGTGATATGTCACGAAACGAAGTAGAGATAGACCTTAATAAATTCATGGCAATGGTCTCCGAAATAGGGGAACTAAAAGCTAAGATAATGGAGTTGGAAAACGACAAAGAGCCTGATAATCCATGGCAAAGATATATTTGGATGTCGAATATGATAGATGCGTGGAGAATATTCCCTAGAGCATTTTTATCAGTATACATTATATTATTATATAAGTGTACAATATGGTTCATGGAATTACCAGCACCTACATTTGAGCAGTCAGGGTTGATTTCAGTAGTAGTAGGAGCAGGCGCAGCTTGGTTTGGGCTATATGCAGGAACAGCAAAAGACAAAATAAACGGTAATTAATAAATGGTAAGGGTATTCGACAATACATTAATAGAGAACACTAGAGAAACATTATATATGTTTTGTGCTTCTACAGATTATTCGATAGGTTGGGGAGATGTCTCAACTTTTGAAACTCGTCAATACCCTTGTTTACACCACACACTTACTAAGAAGGAATGGAATGAACTAAACTTCATGCAAAGTATAGTAAATACAGACCTAATGACATCATTAGAGGGATTAAAGTTTGATAGTGCTACTATTAATCTTTCTTTTCCTTCTTCAATCAACTTCCCCCATACTCATGGAGGCAGTACAGTTCTAGTCTATGATATAAACCCAGACTGGAAACATGAATATTATGGAGAAACAATATTTTATGACGACACTATGCAAGAAGCTACAAAAAGCGTGCTATACAAGCAAAACCGCTCAATACTTTTTGATGGTACTACGCCTCATAGCATAAGGCCAACGTCGCATATAGCTCCACAATATAGATTTACTCTTGGAATATTCTTCCAGCAACCCAACTTTATAGAAGAAGCAAAAAATAATACTTGACACGGCACTCAAAATTTAGTATAATAGTTGTATGAATTTATTTTACTTAGACGAAGATTTAGACAAATGTGCAGAAGCTCATGTTGACAAACATATTGTCAAGATGCCGCTAGAAGTTGCTCAAATACTATGCACTAGCATATGGATTGACAAGTTTCTAGGCTTCGTGCCGCGCGCACTCAACAAAGAAGAAAGAGATGTGCTTAACGAAGAAAAAGCAAAGATTAAGCATCTACCACCAGTAGAAAGACCTATCACTCCTTATCTTCCTATGATGTATAACCACCCATGTACTATATGGGCGCGTTCATCATTAGATAACCACGAGTGGACACACTGTTATGGCAATGCTTTGAACGATGAGTACAGATACAGATATGGCAAAGAACATAAGTCCATACACGAAGTAGTAAATAAATTACCAGAACCAGTACATATGCAACGAGTAGGTTTTACAGAGTTCGGTTTAGCTATGCCAGATGACTTAAAAGATTATGATAATCCTATTCAGTCATACCGAGACTACTACCACCTTGATAAAGCTACCTTTGCCAGCTGGAAATTCAGAGATAAACCACATTGGTGGAATGAGGACTACGCAGATTATGAGAATCGTATTACAAGACAGCCCTAGATTATCAGTATATTTTCCAAGCAACTGGACAGAATTAGAAAGAGACACTTGGTTAGCCAAGTGGTACAAGAACAACAAACAGACACATTAAGGATAGAAATGACAGAACAAAAATTTAACGACTACGCAAAGTTCGTAGCACAGACTACATCTGATGGTAGTAAGAATACTTTAGCCCTAGCTTCAAGAATATTGAAGTTAGAAGGCACAACATCACACACAACTAGAACAGACGGAAAGCTAACAAGAGAAGCAGATATAAATATGGCAACATTACTAACATCAGTAATAGGCATGCTAGCAGAGAGTGGAGAGTTTGCGGAAGTAGTAAAGAAAAAACTATTTCAAGCAGACACACAATTTAGTGAGCAAGAAGTATTTCATATGAAAAGAGAATTAGGCGACGTACTATGGTACTGGGTTCAAGGCTGTACAGCTTTAGGATTTACGCCTGATGAAGTGATGGACGAAAACATCAGAAAGCTAGAAGCCAGATATCCAAACGGCTTCGAAGTTATTCGCTCAGAAGTGAGACAAGATGGGGATATTTAGTAGAAAGACTAAAAAACGTAGTGTAAAAACTCAGTATAAATTTGATGAAGATAGAGTATTATTGCAGTTAAAGACTTATATAGATAAGACTTACGACCAACATTATAGTGCAGATAAGATTCAAGCAACTGAGTTTATAATAGACTCGGGACATGGAGAAGGATTTTGCATAGGAAACATTATAAAGTATGCAAAGCGTTACGGAAAGAAAGCAGGTAAGAACGAAATGGACTTGCTAAAGATTATTCACTATTCAATCATACTACTAGGAAGCGAAGAACATGAAAACAGTTAGAAAACGAAGTCATGAAAAACTTGACGAAACAACTTTAGAGAGAGTATCGGAATTACTTAACGATGCTAAACCGATAACAAAAAAAGAAGCGTGTAACATGCTTAACATCACCTACAATACTACTCGATTGACTAGTATTATGGCAGACTTTCAAGAAACTATGCAATTCAGAGCAGTAAGGAAGGCACAAAACAGGGGTAAAAAGGCAACCGATTACGAAATCAAACAAGCGATTGAAATGTATTTAGAGGAACAACCAGTATCTAGCATAGCGCAGGCTTTGTATCGTTCCACTACATTTGTTCGCAATTTGTTAGAAAGAGTAGGAGTGCCGTTAAAAAGACCCAGTACCGAACGCGGTAGTCGTGCAGACATTGGTTACTTACCAGATGAATGTGTAGCTGAGGATTTTGAGCCAGGTGAAAAAGTATGGTGTGCTAGATACGACCTCCCTGCTAGAATAGTAAAGGGAGCATATGACAGTAGACATGGTTGTAAAATTTACCATATCTATGTAATAGAATTAACAAATTTTGAGTCCAAGTATTTTGGGCACATTGCGGAAGGGGGTTTCCATGCTAACTTCGCATCTTATGACTTAGGTAGTTTAAGACACTTAAACAAGTACGATATAAATATCTAAGCGCGTAAGGAGTGCAAAATGGAAGTATGGACGATAGTACCAGCTGTATGGTTAACAACAGTTGCTATGTGTGTGGGAAGAACTTATCCCCTCATTAGTAAAATGTTAGAGACTACACCAGGTGGAGAATTAATAGTGGATTATAAGTATATCCACATGATAACATATATGGTATGCATGTTTGTTATAAGCCCGTTCTGTTGGCAGATTGCCTTCTTCGACGAGCCTAGACAAAAATTTGTAGTATCATATGTACACGCAATAGTAAGGAATAAAACATGAATGGTATATTAAGAAAGGCATTGATAAAAAAATACGAGGGTGATTTAGCATCAGCTGAAGCTAATATTAGGGTATATCTTAATAACCCTGTAGGGATTGGCGAACACCCCGACATCGTAGGAGCAATAGACGAGCAGATTGAAAAAGCTGCAAACGCTCAAGAGAAACTGGACTATATGCTTAGCCTAACTTATTAGGAAAGTAAAAAATAGTTCTTGACATCGCACTCATTTTTCTGTATAATATATATTAATGAGTGATAGATATTATAACCAAATGAGAGACTTAACGGGATGGTGCCACGGCATGCCCGAGTATCTCAAAAACAAACGGAGAAGAAGAATGGCTTGGACAGATGAATCAAAAGCAGAAGCAGTAGAAATGTATGTAGAACAGGAACCAACACCTGAGACTAGCATGGAAGTTGTAAAAGACATTGCTGACCACCTAGGTGAAAGCCCTAATGGTGTCAGAATGATACTTACTAAAGCTGGCGTTTATGTCAAGAAGTCACCTGCTACCGGAGCTGCTAAATCTAGCGGGTCTACGGGTAGTGCAAGAGTATCAAAAGCTGACGCAGCTGCAGCACTAACAAGTGCTTTAACTGACGCAGGACAAGAAATCGATGCAGATATTATCGATAAATTGACTGGCAAAGCTTCTGTATACTTTACAGGTGTGCTTAACGCAATAAACAATGGCTAAATAACTTACTCCATTACTAAAGAAAGAGTTTTCTTAATAGTAATGGAGTATTATAGTGAAAAAAGATGAGTTCTTAAGAACTGTATCTGATTGCGGAGACGCAATCATAACCTATAGGTCAACAAACAGTAGAAAATTAAAGTATAATGTTTGTACCCTAGACTTCGATAACAAGTATATCCAAAGCAAGAAAAACCGTGCTAAGGAAACCCCCGATTCAGTTCTACTGTTTTGTTGGGATACTGACAGTTATCGCCTGTTACAACCTAAGAATGTGACCAGTATACAACCTTTGAGTTCTATACTGAGGAACAAACGATGAAGTTGTACGAAGCCCCTGAGTTATATGAAAAAATAATCTCGCAAAATGAAGAGGGGACGGAACAAGTTAAATTAACTATAAATACTTTTTACGATGTGGAGTATCTACATCTAAGAAAGTATTACCTCGACTTCGATGGCGACTTCAAGCCAACGAAGGACGGAGTAGCAATGAAGCTAGACTTTAACAATTCGAGAGGGTTGTTTGAGGGACTAGTGGAAATATTATCGCTCGCAGAGAGCAAGACTATTCTTGAGACGCACTTCAAGGATATTTTAGATGAAATTTACCTTTCCTAAATATAGTTCTTGACTTTGTAAGTGATTTTTGATATAATATATAAATGGAAAATATAAAAGAAATACTACAACTAGCCTCGGAAGATTACTATAATGGTAACCCAACGATGTCGGACGAACAGTTTGACAAGTTAGCAGTATACGCTCAGTATGAGGAAGTCGGTTTCTCTAGTAGAGACAATAGAGTCCCTCATGCGTTTCAGATGTATTCATTACAGAAGATATTTTCTAATGAGCTTGATAAGCAGCCCTTCGGTAATTACAAAGGAGCCACTACGGTGTCCCCTAAGTTAGATGGCGCTGCAGTATCATTGCTCTATGTCAAGGGACAACTACACAAGGCTCTAACTCGAGGAGATGGGAAGCGCGGTTTGGATATTACAGACCACATGCGCACATTAGTACCAAACTCCTTAGGAGAGTTCAAGGGTTCACTAGTACAAGTTACTGGGGAAGTAGTTGCTCCTAAGACTATCAAGAACGCTCGGAATTATGCTGCGGGCGCTCTCAACCTTAAAGACACATCAGAATTTCTAGAGAGGGACTTGCGTTTCATTGCTTATGGAGTACAGGAATCTTGGAATGAGTGCTGGAGTAAAGATATGTCTTATTTAGAATCGTTTGGATTTGACACAGTTCTGTCTAATGACTGGACTATGTATCCCGATGATGGACTTGTTTTTCGTATAGATAACTATAAAGACTTTAATGATCTCGGTTATACCTCTAAGCATCCACGAGGTGCATATGCTCTTAAGCAGAACAATGAAGGAGTTATAACTAAATTAGTTAATGTTGTATGGAATGTAGGCAAGTCAGGGGTTGTAGCTCCTGTAGCAATTCTTGAACCAGTAGAAATAGAAGGTGCAGTAGTAAGTAGAGCAACTCTACACAACATGCGCTACATCAATGACCTTAACCTAGAGATAGGTTGCCTAGTTGAAGTTATTCGTAGTGGAGAAATTATCCCTAGAATAGTATCAAGAGCCAACTAGTGGCAAGTAAAGGTATATACAATCATACATACTTTGACAACAACCCTGACGAGAAAGACAGGGAAGGGGTTCTCTACGGCATAGTATTAGTAAATACTAAAACTTTCGAGAGAGAATGTATCAAGGTAGGAATAGCCAGCGGAAAAGACTGGCGGCATATTATAAAGCGTAGCAGGGGTTTCAGAGGATACGATATCCGTATTCAGAAGGTCTGGAGCAGCACACTTTATAATGTGTGGGCACACGAACAGTACCTACATGATATGTATAAAGACGATAGACACGTTCCAATGTTCAAGTTCGGAGGTCATACTGAGTGTTTCAAAATTGATTCCCTCATTCTACAGGACTTTCCGAAAAATAAATCTTGACATGGAACCTGAATTTTGTTATAATATATAAATAGAAATTAAGAGAGAACATATGAAGCAAATTATCCCGCCATCAAATTGTCCAGCATGTATGCTAGACCTTGTGTGGGTAAAAGACCAACTCTTTTGTCATAACGCTACTTGTAGTGGTAAGACTAGCAAGAAGATTGAGCACTTTGCATCTACTCTTAAAATTAGAGGTCTCGGACCTCGCACAGTACAAAAACTCCAAATCTCTGATTTGCATGACTTGTACGAGCTTCCATTAGAAATAATGATTGAGGCTTTGCAATCCGAAAAATTAGCAGTTAAACTCAGTAGAGAAATTGAGAATAGTAAACAAGTTGACTTAGTTGACTTACTACCAGCTTTCTCTATTAAGTTGATTGGTCGTACTGCTTCTACCAAGATTTGTTCGGTTGTCGAGAATATTCGAGACATTACCGAAGAGACTTGCGAAGAAGCAGGACTAGGACCCGCTGCTACTAATAATTTATTAGATTGGTTAATCGAAGAATTTACTGATGGATATGACAGACTCCCTTTTAGATGGCAACAACTTACAAAACTTAAAGAGAAAAGTGCTGACAAAGGTATCGTTTGTATCACAGGTAAACTAAAAAGCTTCAAGACAAAAGCACTAGCAACACAGTATTTAGAAACACAGGGCTATCTTGTTAAGAGCAGTTTAACAAAGGATGTAACTATCCTAGTAAATGAAAGTGGTGTAGAATCCGCTAAAACACAGGCAGCCCGAGACAAGGGCGTAATAATAATAACAAACTTAAAAGAAATATAGGAAACCAAAATGGCATTACCAAAATGGACAGACGAAAGAACACAACAACTTGTGGACTTCGTTGGAAGTGAGACACCTATCTCACAAGCTATGGTTGCAACAGCAGCCTCAGAATTAGAAACTTCTACAAGAAGTGTCTCTTCTAAGCTAAGAAAAATGGGTCATGATGTAGAACTTGCATCTTCAGTATCGAATAGAACATTCTCTGAAGACCAGGAAGCTACATTATCACAGTTCGTATCTGATAACTCAGGCACTTACACATACGCAGACATTGCATCTTCATTCGAAGGTGGACATTTCTCTGCTAAATCAATACAAGGCAAAATTCTTTCAATGGAATTAACAAGTCATGTAAAACCAGCTGAGAAGCCAGAAACTGTAAGAACTTACTCTCCCGAAGAGGAAGCTACATTTACTACTATGGTAAATGGCGGTTCATTTGTAGAAGAAATTGCAGATGCACTAGGCAAATCTGTTAACTCTATCAGAGGAAAAGCACTCAGCTTGCTAAGAAGTGGCGATATTAACGCTATACCTAAGCAAAAAGAAACTAAAGGTTCTAGCAAAGCTGATCCTTTAGCAGATGTTAATGATATCGACAACATGACTGTTGAAGCTATCGCTGACGAAATTGGCAAAACAGTAAGAGGAGTTAAAACTATGTTGACAAGACGTGGTTTAACATGTTCCGATTACGATGGAGCCGCAAGAAAAGAAAAAGCTTCTAGCTAATTCATTTCGAATTCTGAGCAGGAGATAATCTCCTGCTCTTTTTATCTGGGAGGGTAGCAATTGAATTTAACTTCAGCTCTGTTGAAGCAAATAATAACGCAGGAAGATTTCGACTCTTGGGGAAACCTTAGAGTTAATTATCTTAGTGCCGAATATCAGTCCTTACACAAGGTCATAGATAATCATATTAAAAATTTCAGTCAGCTCCCTACCTTTGATGACCTTAAACTATCCATTCGTGATAGAAAGCTACAAGAAAAAGTATTCGCAATCGAAGCTGTCGAGGTCGATATCGACGCGTGGGTGTTACTTGAGTATCTTAAAAATGAGTACACACAAGTAGAAATACTAGATGAGCTAGATAAGTTCATTGATAAAACAGTAGCCATATCTTCAGCAGAAGAAAATGTTGAAGCAATACAACAAATAGTCATGGATGTAGGAGAAAGAGTTGACCTCAAAGCTCCAGAAGAAAACATGCAGACAATTCCTTTATTCGATTCAGAGAAAGACCTCAAGAAGTTTTTACCTCTTGGTCTTAATGATGAGTATGACCAGACACTCAAGTTCTCTCCTAGAGACTTGATATTAGTAGGTGGTCGTAGAGGTGCAGGTAAGTCTATAACTTGTTGTAACATTGCTAACAATGTCTATGAACAAGGAAAGAGTGCTATGTACTTTACCATTGAGATGGACAGCCGTTCCATACTACAAAGAATGTGTGCCTTAGGTGCTCGCATACCTATCTCTAGATTAGCTACCCGTAACTTAACGACTGTTGAGTGGGATAGAGTAGCAAACTGGTGGGCTGGTAGATTTGATGGCGGAATGGACTTAGTACCTGAATTCTATAGAACAAGAGATTTTGACGCATTTCATACCAAGCTTCAAACTCACCCCTTACATAAGGATAAACAAATTGATGTAGTGTATGACCCAGTACTTAGTCTTTCTAGAATACGACAAGAGCTAGAGAGTAAAGTATCTCAATCAAACTATGGAGTAATAGTAGTTGATTATTTAAATCAAGTTAAACGCTCCAATGTTCCCTCTAAGAGTGGACAATATGACTGGACAGAGCAGATAGAAGTTAGTAAGACTCTGAAAAGTATTGCACAGGAGTATGAGATTCCTGTGTTTGCCCCTTACCAAACCGATAATACAGGTGAGGCAAGGTTTGCAAAAGGTATTCTCGATGCAGCAGATGCAGCCTTTACACTAGAGACATGGTCACCAGAAGATGAAGCCATTACCTTTAACTGTACTAAAATGAGAAGCGCAAAGATGGAAGGATTTACAAGTGTCATGGATTGGGAAACATTAAAGATAGGCCCCCAGTCCACCATGAACCCTAAAGAGAGAGATGAAATAAAAGATAGCCTATCTACAGGAGAAGATATACATGACGCAATATAACGAGCTAATGAAAAGAAAAGCTAAAGAGTTAGAAGCTGAAGAATGGGGCAACCAAGTAAAATACATGCACGCACAGAATGGTGTTCTAGAGATTGTTTTCAACAATGGCGTTGTACAATTTGAAGAGACCAAGCCAGGTGGAAAGAAGTGGACAGAAGGAGAAGCAGAGACAAAAGAATCATTGTTTCACTCTTTCGGTAGATGGATAGCAGACCAACGTGGCAAGTGATAGAATAGGACAAACGTCCGCAGAATTAGTAGGAGTCCCACCCTTCGAAGTAAGGAAGGTAACTACAGACTTTATGTTAAGTCAACCTCAGGTTGCAGAAAACATAATGCAAGTACCTGTTAACGAAAGACTCATGGAGAGTGTTAGAAAACATGGTATTACAAATCCACTACTTTGTATGAAGCAGTGGTACCCGTTAGCTGGTAGTCAAAGATTACGAGCAGCGGCAGAAATAAAGAAGCAGTATCCAAACTTTTGCGTGGACGTAACAATCCATAGGTTTTTAGAGGACTGGCATAATTGTTTTTATCTTTGGCCTGATGAGGAGTTTAGAAGTAAGGCTATTGCTATTTGGTTTCAAACCCAAGAAGTAGTATTCAAATCACTTTACTACAAAGAGAACGAAGATAAAGACGGAACAAAAATGACCGAGTATGAAGATATCGGTGAAAAATTGAAATGGAAAAGAGATGGAAACATTAATAATAGTAATCCTAGCATTACTCATAGCGACAGTAGTTAGATGAGAGTAGACGAACTTTTACATGAACAACGATTAGAGTTCAAAGTATCAGGACGAGACTTCTTAGTTAAGTGCTTAAACCCTGACCACGAGGACGGCAATCCTAGTATGCGTATTGATAATATCACTGGTATATTTAATTGCTTTGCTTGTGGTTTCAGAGGTAATGTCTTTAAACATTTTGGTGCTGCTGCAAACTTCCTAGAGATTAAGAGACAAAAGTTGAAACAATCTATAGATGAAACGCGCTCAGCAAGTATTGGTTTTGAATTCCCCAAAGGTTTTGTCCCATACATAGGCAACTGGAGAGGAATCAAACCAGAAACATATAAGCATTTCGATGCTTTTATGCATCACGACTCGCATTTCAACGGAAGAGTTGTATTCCCAGTTCGTGATATAACAGGAAAGGTGGTAGCTTTCAACGGTCGACATATGACCATGACTGAGATACCCAAATATCTCATCTACCCTCCACAAGCAAAGCTACCACTGTATCCTTCTACTGTTCACCCTATCAAAGGTAGGGTGATTCTAGTCGAAGGTATATTCGATATGATTAATTTATATGATAAAGGGCTATCAAATGCTATCTGTTGTTTTGGAACACGAAACATAGATGCTGATAAGCTTGCTATTCTTAAGATGCAGAACGTAGAAGGAGTAGATATCATGTTTGATGGAGATGAGGCAGGACAAACAGCTGCCGAAGAAGTAAAAGGGTTAGCAGAAAGAGTAGGACTAACCTCTAGGAATATAAACCTAGGAAACCACATAGATCCAGGCGGTCTACCAGAGATTTCAGTAGCAGACATAAGGAAAAGGTTATATAGTTCTTGACACAGCGTTGAGAATTTGATATAATATATATAATAAAAATAGGAAACCAATGACAAATATAGCATTAATAGAATCTAAGACCAGTAGAACTAACTGGGAGGATAGATTCGACAATAATTTCGAGATAGACAGATATGCTCTATGCTCAGACCACACAAAGAAAAAGATACTTAAAGCAGATGTAGATATCGATATAGATATAGATGCGTACGAGTGGATAATAGTAGTAGGCTCAGAAGCTCTGAAGTTCTACACTAGTGTAAATTCTATAACGGAGTATAGTGGTAAGTGTGTAGACGACAAGTTTCTACCAGTAATTAACCCTGCTATGTTATCATTCAAACCAGAAGCAAAACCTTTATGGGATAAGAGTAAGAAGAACATTATAGATTACATTAATGGTGATTTAAAGCAACAAGTACTAGATGAAGATAAGTGTTATGGTATTCAAGATACTGCACAATTTCACACATTCCTAGAAAATGCAATAGCTCACCCTAACCAATATGTAGGTTTAGATTCAGAGACTTCTGGACTATACCCTAGAGATGGTCATATGCTTGGCATGAGTATATCTTATGAGAAAGACCATGGAGCATACATAGACACAGAGTGTGTAGATGAAAGAGCAGAGAAACTATTACAAGAATTGTTCGACAAGAAGATAATTATCTTTCATAATGCTAAGTTTGATTTAGCTTTCTTTGAGTATCATTTCAACTTCAAGTTCCCTAGATTCGAGGATACTATGTTACTTCACTATTGTTTAGATGAAGTTCCTGGTGGTCATGGACTAAAACAGTTAGCTATGGAACATACTCTTTATGGAGACTATGAGAAGCCTATGTATGATTGGATAGACAACTATAAGAGACAGCACAGAATACTCAAGGCTGACTTTCAGTGGAGTGCTATACCCTTTGATGTTATGAAAGTATATGCATCAATGGACGCAGTAGTAACACTATTAGTATTCGAGAAGTTATATCCAGCAGTAAGAAAGAATGCAAAGCTATTCAGTGTGTATGAGAATATACTTATACCTGCTTGTAGAATGTTGACAGACATACAAGACAATGGAGTACCTTTCGATAAAATGAGACTACTAAAGGGTAGAGACCTAATGCAGAATGATATAGATGCAGCAGTAGAAGAACTCTATAAGTTTCCAGCAGTTAAGGCTTTCGAGACAGCAAAAGAAAAAGAATTCAATCCAAACAGTACAGTACAGCTTAGGTCATTACTGTTTGATTTTGTCGGGCTAAAGCCTACAGGCAAAAAGACTGGTACAGGTGCAGACTCAACAGATGCAGAAGTGCTAAAAGAATTAGGTGAGCAACATGAAATACCTAAGCATATTCTTTCTATTAGACAAAAGTCTAAGATTAAGAACACTTACCTAGATAAAATATATCCACAATTAGATAAGGATAGCAGACTACGTACAGGCTTTAACCTGCACGGCACAACATCTGGTAGACTATCTTCTAGTGGTAAAATGAACATGCAACAAATCCCTAGAGACAATCCTATTGTCAAAGGCTGTATCAAAGCAGCACCTGGGCATAAGATTGTTGCAATGGATTTAACAACCGCAGAAGTTTATGTTGCTGCTGTGCTTGCTGATGATAAGAACTTAATGGAGATATTTAAGACTGGTGGTAATTTCCACAGCAATATTGCCAAACTAGTATTTAATTTGCCTTGTGAAGCAGAAGAGATTGCAGAACACTATCCCACACAACGACAAGCAGCTAAGGCTGTTACCTTCGGCATTATGTATGGTGCTGGAGCAAATAAGATATCACAGCAAGTCACAGCTGACTCGGGCAGTACTTTTAGTAAAAGTCAAGCTCAAGAAGTTATTGATGACTACTTCAAACAGTTCCACAAACTTAAACAGTGGATAGACCAATCTAGTAAATTTATTATGGATAATGGATTTATCTATGGTGCTACTGGCAGAAAGAGAAGACTACCTAATGTCAATTCTGACAATCAAGGAATACAAAGTCATGAGGTTA